GTAGAATGGTGAAATGCCTTATTAATTTTATCAGGTAGGCTTTCGAGCCTACTCAATAAGATTAAAACAATCTTAACGGCAATGATGCCAAAACTAAACGGAGAAATAAAATGACTAATTCAACAAAAAGCATTTCAAGCATATTCGAGGTTATCGGCTTAGATGATGAAAGTAACAAAAAAATTAAAGATGCCATTGCAACGCAAGTTTTAGAAAATCTTAAAAAAACAAAAAAGGAGAAATAAAATGACGTACCAAGTAAGAGATAGAGGATCAAATTTTAACCGTTACGGAGATTATTCATCGACATGGGATAATTTGATAAAAGAGTTTGAGACAAAAGAAGAAGCCCAAAAATACGCAAACCATCGCAATAATGGCGCAATGTACGGATCATTTGTTGTTAAGGAGAAATAAAATGACTAAAGTTTTAATAGGTGACGAATTAAGAGAAGAAGTGAAGTTTTGCCTTGAAGGTTATGAAGATCATGGCAATCATCTATATCAATTATTAGCGTCTACTAACGCTAACATACCACTTGATGTTACAAGTGAACTTTACCATGAAATCATTGAACTTGAAGATAGGTACGGTGAGCCTATGTCAAAAATTAACCCTAAAATTTGGAAGCAGATGAAGCAATTTTATTTAGACGTAGGTGTTGCTCGACCAATGAAGGAAACTCGTAACTTATTAGGAAAAAAACTTCATGTGTGGTTTACACAAGATAAGGTAAAATACGAATTTGAAAGCCACCCAAAATTCACTGAAACGGAAGAAAGCATACAATGTTAGAAGCAATCAAACTCATCAAAAATAACTTTAAAATGACCTTCATAGCCTTTTTCTTAGGCAGTTTAACCTTTGCGTTGTTCTTATTCTCAATGGCAGTTCTTATTCTGCTAGGCGGCTCATTACTATAGCTAAAAAAAATGCGGCTATCGGAGAAGGAGAAAAACCGATAGCCGCGAAGCAGGGAAAAACAAAATCAAAAAACCCTGCCCCTTTTTTATATCATGATTTTTTACAGTCACAATAACTTTTTAAAACGGTATCTCGTCATCCTTCCAATCTGCTTTTTGTATTTCACTGTCTGGGAACAATTCCTTGATTTTGGGGATTTGCTTTTTCTGACCCTCGAATAATCTCACAATTCTGGCGATCTCGACTAGGCTATAAGTAGTTATGCCCTTCTTTTTGGTCAGTGAGGCATCGCCACTATCTTTAACAATCGCAATTTCTAATGGCGGCTTTCCATGTTCCTCATCAACACAGGCGACCCAAACATCCGCAGGAAAAGGGCTATGACCATTCTTAATAGCCTCTGCCTCTAACGCTTGCCAGCCTCGCATCATCACGTTCACACGCCTGATGACATCTTGCGGATCGTTATAAGCAATAGCCGCATCGAGTTTAGCTTTAGCTGTAGTGAATTTAGAAGCCGTTTCAGGACTAACCAGTTCGATCAGCCTATCCCTGCCCCATTTCCTCTCTAAATCACTTGCCAAGGCATCCAGAGGCTTTAATGAGCCGTCTATGGCATCATATTCCCACTTATTTCGTGGAATATACGGATCGTGCTTTCCAAATCCCTCAAGGTCATCTCTTGTTTTTGTGCGTTTAGTCTTCGTCATCATCCTCACCTTTCATCTCCACTAAAATGTTATTTTCATATTTTTCAGTGACATCATTATCATACGACAACCCGTTAGATTTTAATCCAGACGTTCCGATCTTACCATCCTTCCGTTGCCACACTAAAACACTTGTCTCTACTCCATCAGATTTTCTAATCCACGGCTCGACACCTATTAATTTTATCTTGTGCTTTTTTGAGACTTGTAACTCAAAACCAATCTCAGGCACTCTATCCAAATTAATCATTTTAATATCCTTTCTATTTTAAAAAACCTTCTTACCTGCCGTCCTCGTCATAACGTCCGCTATCCTCCCCTCTTCTAGAGGAGGGGAGGACAGGACAGGACATTTGACCCGACACTTATGACAACACACGTTTTGTCCTTGTTGTCCGTGTCTGACCCTGCTAAGTCATTGAAATCATTAGAGCCGAACACAAGGACATCAAACAAGGACACCCAAGGACATAACCCTAATTTCAGACTTAACAAATATGGCAATGTCCTTGTCTCATATATAAATTTATACAAACGATTTTTTAACATTTAAATTCTCTCTAACCCCTTGGTATTATTGATAAATTCGTAACTTATTACCTTGAAAATTAAACTTATCGTAAAAATCAAGACAAGGACACCCAAGGACATTTACTTTTTATTTACTAAGTTATTGATAAGACTAATAAATTTACGATCAATCAGTCTCTTTTTGAAGTCACCCCAACGCCTTCTATCATCAAGTTTAGGTAATGAGTTGCAGACATTTTCACGCCAATAATTGTAAGGAACTCCATAATAACCCTGATGACATTGCTCTAAAATTGCCTCATTTTGTAGCATCGTGTCCAGTATATCGAGTGCTATTTTTTGGTCATTTGAGAGCTTTGGTTCAGCTTTTTTAGGCTCATCTGACGGATCAAGCACTAGTGATGTCTGCTCAACACCCAGTGCCTCATGCCAAGAAACTTCACGAGCCTCTAAAAATAATGGCTCTGCCTCCTCAGTATCCTTTTGCTTAGTGGTCTTCAAGCAAGTCACCATGCTATCGCCCTGACGCTTAATACTAAACGTAGAGTCAGCTGCGCCTTGCAGGGCTGAACTTCCTCTTAAGCCTAATTCAAAATTTTTGCCCGAATGATGCACAGTTAACAAGGCGCAGTCATATCTCTGCATTAACAAAGATGTATTTTTACAGAATACGCCCATGCATAAAGACGAGTTCTCCTCGTGACCTGTAAAGGATCTGGCTAACGTGTCGATTACGATTAGTTTTATATCCTTATCCTTTAAGGAGTAATCTAGGCTCTCGATCAACTTATAAATATCTGCGCCATCCTGTGCAGGGTCTGCAAGGCAAACAGGCACAGTCACGGTCGCAAGCTGTGCGTCATTCATATCTAATCCATTTTCATTGTGCCAAGCCAACTGACGTTGCTTATAGCCCTGCTGACCCTCTAAGGCTAAATACACGACCCAACCCTGCTTCACCGCCCGCCCATTCCAATCCACGCCATGAGCAATACTCAAAGCCCAATCTAAAGCTAGAAATGACTTGTATGATGCGGGTGCGCCAAATAGAACTGCAAAACTGTTTTCGAGGATATAAGGCGCAACAAGAAAGGATGGTGGCGGCATATCTTTGATGTCACTATTAAACATCACGGGTATATCAAATTTTCGCTCGCCCTGATCGTCAACTTCCACATACTCAGGCATCGGCTCTGGATCGTCAAACTCGCCAAGCACAGGCGCATCTTTACGTTTTAACTTAGCTAAAGTTGAGCGCACCTTCTTCATAAACATCGATATGCCACGGTCTTCAGCCTCTAAGCCGTCACTGTGGCGTGATTTCACTTTTAATGCGTAAATAGTCCAGACGTTCTCAACCATGTACTCCTCGGACGGAAGAGAGCCGTTATCCTTGCGGTAATTCATTATGCTCGCATAAACCAGATCACTCATGTACTTCTCGCGTCCGTCAGTTATGCTACCAAACATATCTGTAACTGGCTCAGTGTTATTAGGGGTAAAAACTTCGGGAAGTTGTGACCCTAACAAAAAGTCAGGAAAATCAATTAAATCCTCGTCATTTAAAAATTTATATCCGTCTGATGGAGCTGTGATAACATAGCCGCCTTCACCTCTTACGTCCACGCAACCACCGCCTAATCCTGCCGCATTAGCCACCTCGTCCTTATGGTTATAGTAAAAATGCCAACCGCCCGACTGCGTCTGAGCGTAGAGCGTATTTCCTAATTTATCTCTATTGTCTTCAAGCCACTTCTTGCCCTGCTTGCCGTTGTTAACATCAATGTCGATGACGGATATCCCTGAAGCGTATCCCGTTGGCATACCGATTAATGCGGCACTGGGATTTGAGAACATCCTCTCAATTTTATTTGGGTCTTGCGTTGCGGCTTCGCGCCACTTGCACAGGGGCTGTTTTTTATTGTTGCATGGGAATACGGGATAGTTTTCCGCTACCTCTAATGCCTTATTTATTATATCTGCTGTCAAATTATCTCTCCTTCATCTCTCCGCTAAAAGGTAAAACGGCTAGGTGACGGAGAGAACACCTAGCCGTTTAAGCCGTTAGATATTAAAATTCGTCTTCAATATCATCTGGCTGTGCAGAGATGGTAGGGGAAGAAACCGCCTCTGCCTGTAACTCTGAAGGACGCTCAATCCATTTCAAAATTTTTAAAGTGGGAATACGTGTATTTCCGCGTCCAACCTTGGTGGGAACTGACCCAGAATACTCAACCACTGGGACTTTACCCTCATTAGCGGAAGCCTCCTTCTCATACTGAGCATAAACCGCCTGAAGACCCATTTGCGCCCCCGTTCCTGTTGTAGCAAATTCACGCACTGGCTCATCGCCAAAGCTAGTCTTGCTAAACATATTGACCTTGAAGCCACGCTTGAAGCCATCCTCAGTAGGTCTTGGCGCAGGAGTAGATAGATCAGCGTCCCAAAACCACATAGGTGCTTGACCTGCCTCGAACTTACCCCAACCTGTTGAGATGTTCTCTAAGTCCATGATGAATTGCTTCACCTCGATTTCATCACCGTCTAGCATCCATGCGCCCACTGAAGGCATAAATCTGATGTAAGCTCCTGCTGAACCGTCACTTGTGTTAAAATTTAATGGCATTGTTTTTTCCTTTCAAGAAAAAGTTTTAAGTTTAAAGTTTTAAGTTTTGGCTAATTGATTTTAATAACCCCAAATGCGTTTAGCCTCTGTACGCGAAATGGGATCACTCCAGTAAAAGCTACTGAAATCTGGTGCGTATAATCCTTTTAATTCCTTTGGATCATCGTAAATTGCTAATAGTCTCTCCACAGTCTGTGCTGCTGATTTAATTTCATTTAATATTTCAGCCGCCTCGTCATTGTCAAGTGTAAAAATTTTATTCTTCTTAGGTGTGCAGTACGCAATCATAATTTTATGGTCAGGCTTCATAGCCTGATACAGCGATAGCTGTCGCTTGTGTGCGTCACTAATATCGCTTGGCAATCTGTGCGTAGTCTTGAGGTCAATACTTATCGGTCTTGGGTCATCGCCCTGTGGCGCAAAGCAGTAATCGTCATATCCGATGAACGGGTCTGCCACGCCATCTAACACTAGCTCTAGCTTGTTTTGTGACGATGTCGGAAACCCGAATGGCTCAAACGCCTCGACTGTTTGCTCTATAAAACCGTGCAAGGAATTGCGCTCCTTTTCACGCTTTGCCTCATCACAACCTTGCAGTGCCGTATCCTTATTATAATAGCGTGTGGCGGCAGATACTGCGCCCTCTAAGCTACCGCCAAACTCACCGCCATTAATATAATGGTCATAACCCACCTCTGCAGCCTTACCACGGCTCATTGCAGGGCTTCCAGAGCCATATACGCCATAGACGTAGCTCATAACCCATGACGCAGGTTGCGCGATAAATTTGTTAATAGATGATGCGCTGTGCGCCTTCTTATTGATTTTCGACAGAGGTGTAGTCATTTATAAGTTCCTTAAAAGTTGATGTGAAATTGTTCTAGGATCATTATTCCTAAATCTGAATGTGTAATATCCCGATCCTTGTGAAAAATGTCATACCACGCATCGTCATCGCCAAACATTTCTAATCGTGCATGACCTTCGACTTTTATACAATCAACCAATAAAGCAGACCAATAAAAAACTCGTGGCTCATCGGTAACCCAAACGTCAAGATGTTTGATAGAGTTTTCCATTATAATCTCCCTGACAAAAGACTGTCGGCTTGCTGATAAATCGCATCTCGTACAGAAATAAAATTAATTGAGGCATTTGAACGCTCATATACTTGGTCTAACTCCTCGTATATGTCCATGCCGTTTTGAGGATTTGTTGCAGTAATTTCGTCAATAATTTTACCGCAATCATTTTCGTAATACAGAACCTCACATTGGATGTCTATATCGCTTGCAAGGTAGTAATTAAAATATTGGCTTTCTCTAACCATTTGTTTTTCTCCGTTTTGTTTTTAAGTAGTACCCTATATATAAGGGTATATAATCATCTGTCAACCATTTTTTTCATATTTCCAAATTTTTATTCTCGCACCCTGAAATTCCGTACTCCATTTCATGTCTACTCGCTCCGCTAAATAATCATTTGTAAAAACACCAATCCCCTCCAGAATATCCATTGTGGACTTGCCTCGGTTATCTATATCTGCCTTAACTTTGGACAGTGATCCATCCTTGTTACGCTTTCTGCCCACCACGATTTCTATTTCAAATGGGTAATCTATGGGCGGCTTTTTTTCCCAGACGATTTCCTTTTTACACCTTTCTATCCACTCAGCATACTCCTTAGTTTTGAACATACGACCCCGACCAATGCCCCAAAGCGCATTTGTTGATGGTGGGTAAGGTAACTCGATTTCATGGATTAACATTTTTAATCTCCAATTATTTTTTTCTACTCTATATATATAGCAATAATTTTTTATGTAAATTTAATTCTTGCATACACGATTAAAATGTGTATTGTTATAAACAAATGGCAATAATGCCAATTTATTTAGGAGATAAAAATGAACGAAAAAGATTTAACGCCTCAAGAGCTTGCCGACAGATGGGGCATTACCCGTGTATGGCTATATAACTTGAAAAAAAAGAAGCGTGTGCCTCGTTACAGAACCCACGGGCTTGGCGAGAAGGCTCGGATCGTTTTCCCAATGGATGAAGTCGAGAAGTTTGAGGCAGAGCATTTTAAATTAAGGGGGTGAGGCAATGTCTAAATATCAAATTGGAATGTTTTTAAATAACAAAATGATACACGGCAATGGTAATACTTATGAAGAAGCACTGATGGATATGGTGGACAATTCAATAGAGGTTCATGGTAATTGGTATCCACAAAAAAAATGGTGGCAGTTTTGGAAAAAGAAATATCCGTCATGGGTTTTAGATGCTTTCAGGGATTGGGAGGCACACTCATTAAATTGTGTTATCCAAAATATATGCCCAGAGGAAACACCGTTTTATGACAGTTGTAAAACAAAAACTAACAACAATTTATATCAATGGCAAACTGACGCTTTATCTAAGGAGAAAAAATAATGTACACGACTAATTTTATAAGAATAACTGAGCAGGGCGTAACATCACTGCACGATGAATACCCGTTGGTGCAATCGCATGATATTGTTTTACGTTATGAAGTCAGTAAGGATGGTAAGCCAATGAATGCCCAAGTATGTCCCAACGGTAAGTTTCAAGTTATGCCAGTATTTACACTTAAAGCTACTGACCCGATGGCGGGTAGCTATGTTCGGCATTGGGCTGAAATGGCTGAATTAAATGGCGCACCTATTGAGAAGATAATTAGCGCAAAATCTACCGCAGAGGCAATGTACCGATGGAAGAAAAATGAAACTTCAGATTAAAACTGCTGCTGTATTTGAGCCTCTGCTAAAGCCCTCACGCTATAAGGCGATTTGGGGCGGCAGAGGTAGCGGAAAATCTCACTTTTTTGCAGGGCTAATGATTGAGCAAGCACTATTAAACCCATCGTTTAGAGGTCTTTGTGTTCGAGAAATTCAAAAATCATTGAAGCAGTCTGCCAAGCAACTTATGGAAGATAAGTTGGAAGATTTTGGCTTGGGCGAGGCGCAAGGATTTAAAGTGTTTCGTGAAGTTATTGAAACGCCTCACGATGGCATGATTGGATTTAGTGGCTTGCAGGATCATACTGCTGACTCAGTAAAATCAATGGAAGGCGTTGATGTCGTGTGGTGTGAAGAGGCATCAAGCTTATCTAATCGGTCTTTATCCCTTCTACGTCCCACCATAAGAAAGGAAGGCTCTGAATTATGGTTCGGGTGGAATAGCCACAGAGCCACTGATCCAGTGGATATGATGTTCAAAGGCAATAACTTACCGACTGACTCAATAGTTGTAAAAGCTAACTGGAATGACAACCCTTGGTTTCCAAAGGTGCTTGAGCAGGAAAGATTAGACTGCCTAAATAACAATCCAGAAAGATATGGTCATATCTGGGAAGGTGAGTATGCCACGGTTCAGGAGGGCGCATACTTTGCAAAACATCTTACAGATGCACAATTACAAAATCGCATCGGATTTGTTGCGGCTGACCCCTTGATGCAGTATCACGCCTGTTGGGATATTGGTGGTACGTCAAACAGGTCAGATGCCACCTCAGTATGGATAGTACAATACATAGGCACTGAGGTGCGTGTATTAGACTATTATGAGGCTGTCGGTCAGCCATTTGACGCACACGTTCACTGGATGAGGTCTAACGGCTATGGCGATGCCATTTGCGTATTGCCTCACGATGGCCGTAAAAATGACATGGTATACAGAGTGACCCCTGAGAGCTATTTAAGAGAGGCAGGATTTGCCGTTGACGTTGTGCGAAATCAGGGTGCGGGTGCGGCTATGCTGCGTATTGAGGCGGTACGCCAGATGTTTCCTAATTGCAGATTTAATGAGGAGACTACTAAGGGCGGCAGAGAGGCACTTGGATTTTATCACGAGAAGCGGGACGAGAAGAGAAACATTGGATTAGGCGCAGATCACGACTGGTCAAGCCATGCCGCAGATGCCTTTGGGTTGGTAGCAATATACAGAAGTCAGGCAACCGCAAAAGACGGTTGGTCTGGAACGTCTGTCAAGCGTAACTTGCAGGGAATTTACTAATGGTTACAATTACTGGAGTAGACGAGAATGGCGATCCGTCTGACATCTACTTCGGTATGTGCCAAGATGCGGCAGAGGGTTTAATTAAAGCCCTACTGTCGAAAGATGAAATTAAACTAGTTGTCTTAGAACGAGATGACACCGATCAACAAATTATTTTGGAGAAGTAAAAATGAATGACCATGTACATTATAGAGACTTGGAGAAAAATATTGGCGACATGTCTTTTGTCAAGGATACTGAAAATTTAGATAAATTCAGGAAGGCAATGGATCGTCAGGAAGGCGGCTTGCATTACAAGGATATGCAGATACAGCCGATTGAATTTTGCCAGAAGAATAATTTAAATTATTGTGAAGCCAACGCCATAAAATATATTTGCCGCCACAGAAAAAAGAATGGCGCGGAAGATATTCGAAAGGCAATCCATAACTTACAGATATTACTAGAGCTAGAATATGGCGAATAATTTTTTATTTTTGTCCATCATTATTGGGCAGTTTTATTACTGCCACATCGCTTTTTAAGGAGCTAAACTATGTATGAAAAACTGAAACAATACTGCAAGACAGCTAAGCAATTAGAAAAAATTGAGGCTATAATAGAGACAGGCTCTATGAGGTTAGCTGCCGAGAAATTAAATATTTCTTACCCCGCAATTTACAATGCCGTTACCGCAGTAAAAGTTAAGGCGGCTTCTCACGGCTTTTCAGATGAGGCGGGTTGGGATTATGGCGTACCTGATGGGTTTAAGCTCAAGGGCGTGTCGGATATGCGTACCAACCACGAAGGCAAGCCCGTCTGGTTTAAGGTGGATGCCGACAAGGAACGGCAGAAGCAAATCCTTGATGAAACTATTAATGCCATGGCTCAAGAAGTTACCAGAGCCGAGCCTGTAATTTGCCCGAAGAAAACCAATTCACAATTATTAACGACATATCCTGTGGGCGATCATCACTTTGGTATGCTTGCCCATGCCGATCTTGGCGGTGAAAATTACAACATCAAACGTGCCGAGGCATTATTATGTGGCGCGATGGATTACTTGGTTGACGGATCGCCTGACAGCGATGAGGCGGCTATCTTGTTACTTGGTGACTTCCTACATTACGACAATATGATACCGACTACCAAGTCTGGTCATATCTTAGATGCCGACAGCCGATTTCCTAAAGTTGTGAGAGCCGCAATTAGAACCATAAGGTATTTAGTTAATGCGGCACTCAAGAAGCATAAGAACGTGCGACTGATTATTGAGAAGGGCAATCACGATGAAAGCTCGACTGTTATTCTTCAGGAGACTTTTTTCTTGCATTATGAAAATGAGCCAAGAGTAACTGTAGACAGGTCACCGCAGAACTGTCATGTGTTCCAGTTTGGTAGCAACCTTATCGGCACACACCACGGGGATAAGATAAAGATGGAAAAGCTGCCACTTGTGATAGCTAGTGACTACCCGAAGATTTGGGGCGATACTAAGTACCGTACTATTATGACAGGTCACATTCACCACGACATACAGCGTGAATTTGCAGGGATAATGATTGAGAGTTTCGGCATACTCGCGCCAAAGGACGCATATGCAAGTGATGGCGGCTACAGAGCCAAGCAGACCATGAAGGCGATATACTTCCATTCTGAATTTGGTGAGATTGGACGAAATATTGTAAACCCTGCGATATTGGGGATTTAAAAAGGAGAAAAAACAAAATGCTTACAAGTAAAGAAATAGTAAGGCAGATGATTTTAGAGGAACTTACAAATAAAACTGTTTATCACACAATAAGAGAGTATTACCCATTAAGTAAAATTGACATTCAGACGGTTATTGATAAAGGCATTAAAAACAACGAAAAGTTAGAAGTATTAACGCGATACGCACTGAAAATGATAAAAGACTTGCCCAAAACTTATGAGAAGATTGAAGTCAAAAATAAACGCAAGGCGATTGAGGTTGACATAACTCATAAGCAGGATGCGCTAACTCGTCTAAAGGGTATTAATCATCATAATTTTAAAAAGGAAGTCAGCCATATTGTATTGGCAAAAAAGGCAATTAAAAATAAATTATTTATTGGCGACTTGATTGAAAAGTTGGGCGGCAAGATGGAAGTTGCAGACAGGCTTGGATGCTTGCCAAAAACGATTGAAAACTTTCAAAAGAGGCGAGATCAGTATATCTATGTGCAGCCTAAATATGTCAACTTGTTAATTTATATGGCAGAGGAGAAAGGCATAAAATTAACGCCCTTTGACTTCTTGCAGATGATGCCCAAAAATAAGCAGAATATTTACTTGAAAAATAATCCTAACTCCATTTTCCAGTTCTGATTTGGTCAGTAACTTCGATGGCGCGATTGCCTACTTGCCTCGCCCATCGGCTGTCCATCATCTCGTCTGCCGCCTTATCCCAATCGCCTGACTGCATATAAGCAAGCGTGTTTTCAAATTTCTTAACTGTGCCAATGCCGACATTAAAAGTAAAATTTATCATGGCACTTATTCGTGCATCATTAAACTCATCCATCCACGGGAAGGCGTGTAGCAGTTGCCTTGTTGCCTCTTGGATGTCGTGACGAAGTAACATATTAGCCTCGTCTTCTGAGATGCCTACATCCTCAAGATTTCTGCCAATTCCGATTGTTAGCTTACCTGCCGTACACTTGTAGGGCTTTAGCTTCATACCTTCGTGTATCTTTAATTGTTCAATTAG